GCAACAGAATTATTGGCAAGAATTATTTGGGCTTCTAAGTTGTCACCAGATTTTGTTTTTGCAGCACCTTGATATATAAAAGGTAAAAAATTAAACTTCACACCATCTTTTGTTATTTGATTTGATGCAGCAGTTGTTGTGTTCATATCACCTCTGACACTATTTTGAAAATGCTTATGACCACTAGGATCTGTAGGATTTTCAAGTTTAAGAAAAGTAGTTAGATATGTAATACTCATAAGCCTAATGATGCACGTTGACTACCAGCCTCACCACCTTGTCTTGCAGCAGTATTAATTATTTCAGGCACAGCAGATTTTGGAACGTATTCATCTCCATTGAAGTTAAGGACAGGACCAGTGTATTCAACGATTGTATTACCAGAAGAACCTGCAACTGTACCAGACGCACCAGAACCTCCTGGGAGGACAGCACCACCTCTAGCACCTGCGGAATATCTGGCCATCGCTCCATCCATCTTGGAGGACGGAATAACGTATTCTGGTTCACCACCTTCACCAATCATTCCAAGAGTAGGAGAACTGACAACTCCACCGTATTGAAAAGCCTTGAAACCTCCTGAACGAAGATACCCACCTTGAGCCGCTATATATGTAGGACCAATAGCAGGGGCGGGAGATGGTGAACTAAACATCCCGCTAAATAAACCACTAAAGGCTCTCGTTAAAAACATACTTGCAAGTTGTTTTGCTACATCTGCTAATACCTGTCCTAATGTTTTAGAACCTTCAATTAACCCCATAACGGCATTAGTCATTCCACCAGCAAGTATTGATTCTATCTCTTTTTGCATAGCTAATTGTTCTCTTATTATTTTATTTTTTTTATCTCGTTCAATAATATCTTGTTTTACAACCGCTAAATTTTGCAAATTAAGAGCTAATGAATCTTTTAAACTTTGTTTGTGTGCCTTTAATACCTCTATTTTATCTTCATTAATTTTCGTAGATTTTAATTCTTCTTTTATTAAATTATCTACAGCCTGAATCTCATTTTCAAATCCTCTGAGTTTATTTTGTGCTGATTGTTCGACCAAAAGTATTTGTTTTGCTAAAGCTGGATTTAAACCCTGTTGTTGTAGTTGTAATATTCTATTTTGTATTTCAGATTCATTTTTCATATTTCCAAGTAATTCTTTATGTTGGACATTTAACTCTTTATCTAAACGTGCTCCCGCACCTTTAGCATTTTCAATTAGGATGTTTGTCTTCAATATTTCTTGCTCAGTTTTTAATTTTGCTTTTGTTTCTTCACCTTTTTGACTTAAAGGTACATTTACTCCAGACATCGAAAAATTTGAAAAAGATCTTCTAATATCGGCTCCTGTAGGAGATTTAGTCATCCCTGGTTGATTTGTTAAATTTTCAAGAGCTTTCTGATTATCCGCTAAAGCTTTTACAAGATCATTGTCTTTTCCTAAATTTTCTTTAGCTTTATTTAAGTCAGTACCTGCAAATTCAAATACTCTATTAGTAATTTCTGCTAATCCAGCCCGAAGTTTTAAAATAATATTATTAGTTCCATCACCAAAAAATTTCATTGTTTCAGCAAATTTTCGTAAAGCTCTTACACCATCATTACCAATTACTTTTGCTGTGTCTTTTGTAATAGCAGCTAATGCAGCTTGAGAACCTTCTGATTGTTCAATTAACCTTATTTCTGCTGCTCTGCTTGTATTTATAATTTTTAATTTTTCAATAGCGTTATTAATATTTGTACTGGCAGGGTCTAATGCTTTACCTAATTCTGTAACTGTATCTCTAAAATTTAAAATTGATTGTAATGCAGCAGTAGCAACAAGACCTCCTGCAAAACCTCCCATTTGACCACCCATCTTCGTTCCGATAGCACCACCAGCAAAACCAGCAACACCTCCAGCTAATCCTTGTCCAAATAGCAATGGAAACGCTCCAGAAATTAATCCGCTTCTTAATGCTGCTGAATTACTTCTATTATCAAATTTATTTCCCCGTATTATTCCACCACCACCTCCAGAACCTCTTCTTATTGATCTAAATTGCTTTTGTCTTTTGTTTTCTTTTGTAATAAATTGTTCTGTTCTTAAAGTATTTAAGGCTGCTTCTTGCTGTGCTTTTGCTACCTCTAATTCACCTTTTGAGTCTGCTAATGATGCTCTTTTAATAGCTGCCCTGGCTTTATCTACTTTTAGACCTTGTTGACTTAACCTTTCTATTTGATCTCCAATATTTCTAGTCTTTACCATCGAAGCTCTTTGAGCTTCTTTTAATTGTGCTGTTGTTTTTTCAAGCTTAACTGGTACAGGACTATTACTAACTCCATTTATCTTTCCTGCTAGTCTAGAAATATTAGTTAAAGAATTTTCTAAAACTTGAACCTGTTTTAAGCCATCAACTATTACATTAATTTTTGCAGGTGTTGAAGCCACTAACTTTTTTATTTTATTCTACCTACGTCTGCGTATTTTTTCCATTTCTTTTTCTTGATCTTCATTTAATACCTGAAAATATGCACTCCAACCTAACACTTCTTCAAGTGTCATTTTTCTAACTTCTGATAAACTCATACTTAATTCTTTTGCTATACCAAACTGCAACATCATTAACTTGTCTTGACGCAGTTCAGCACTTAATCTTTTGGGTCAATAGGCTCTTCTTCCTCTTGTATGACACATAACATTAATTTTTGTAAATCAGAGTCTCTTATTTCATTCTTAAGAATATCTATTTCTCCTAATTGAAATAATTTTTCACCCATTTCATTTTGTGCTTTTGTTAATAACAAACGTAAAGCAAATTCATTTGTATCATCACCTTTAGCCATTTTCAAAGCTCTTTCTTTCTCGGCAAGAGTTAATGGTGTAACCCACATTTCAAATATCGTTCCATCAGATAATGTAACTTCTTTTTTTGTTGCCTCTAAATTTGCAGCTTTACGCAAACGATCAATCGCTCGCATAGTCTTATTTGATGCCATAAAAATAATATTATTACCCTCTCATTCTAATGCAGATATTCTAATATCTCAACAATTATGATTTAGACAAATCAAATGTAGGCTGTGCAGAAGGTCTGAACTCTACACTTACTGATTGTGGATCATCAGGATTAACACTAAATCCAGCAGATGTTAATGTCGCATCAAAACTTATAAAACGACTTAATGTGTCGCTAACAGTACCGCCAGAAAACACCTGATCTATATAAAGCTTAAATGAAGCACCCACCTGTTGTCTCTGCAAAACATCCTTAATCATTCTATTAGCAAGAGTTGTATCTTCATCTGTCATGTAAACAGTAGCAGAACCAGTACCATCACCAAAACCTGATATGAATTTTCTAAATGGAACAAACTGACCTGGAGTTCCTCCAATAGTTGTTACATCAATCTCATCTCTAGTAATCTCAAAAGTCCATTCTCTAACCTGAGAAACACTTTCATGAACACCATAAGCTATCTGAAATACGTTTGGAGAAGCAGCAGTTCCAGTATCTGTAATATCAACAGCAGAACCACCATTCGTAGCAGAAACTGTTAATGCTCCTGTCGCAGCAGTATAAGTTTTTATAAAAAATGTATCTGAAGTATTCAGACCAGCAGGTAAGGTACCTGTACCAGCAGCACCTGTCTGTGAATTAACAACAGAGAATTTAACAGGATCTCCTGCTTCAAAATTTAAAA